TTGCATCGTTCGACGGCTGGCGGGTTAACAGGGGCGGATGGACTAATAGTGCCCCGATGGATTCTAGCCCGTCAGATGGCTGGACACCGAGCAGTGACTAATGCCTGACACCGTTCGCGTCAATGCCCAGCGACTTCGCCAGAGCATTCACCTTCGCACGGGACGCACCGGGCTTGATCTCCCAATGCATGTAGTCCTTCAGCGTGTTCCAGTCGCCACCCCACTGCACCACGGAACCGTAGCGCCGCTTGATCGCAGCAACCGCGAGGCGAGCCTTAGCGGTGGCGAAGAAGCGCTTACCCCACGCAGAGTTCAAAGCGCCCTCCTCAGACCAGTTCAGATCGACGGCACTGCCGGATGCATGGTTGCTCCAGGCCTTCGCCTGACGGGCCTGACGAGGGTTGTAGCCGCCCTCATCCCACGGACCCACATCGATCGGACGCACCGTCCGGTGATAGTCCGCGGCGACAGCGACAAGGATCCTTCCCGCATCCGCATCCAGAGTCACCCGACGCTTCGTCCCCGGAATGTCAAACGTCTTCAGCTTGAACGGAGGCACTTGCCAGCCGTTCAGAGAGAACGCCATCAGTCCTCCACCACCAGCGAGGGAGAATCGGCTGGGCCGAACGGAGCGCTAGCCAGAGAAGTGAGAACGCTGGCGACCGCTGCAGCCCCCGCGACACCACCAACCGTCGCCCAGTCAACATCCGCCACCCCCGTCGAACCCACCACAAAGAACGCCGCACCCGCCTGAGCAGCAGTCTTCACCGCACGCTCCGCCGCCTGCTTCCAAAACCCGACCGTCCACATCACTGACCATTCCCTTCAATCTTGCTTTCCAAGTGGTACGCGATATGCCGCGTGAAATCAGAACGAATCTGCTCCTGGTTCCACAGAAGCGTCTTCAACATGGCCGACTGATCCGCCATCGAATTGCCGCCATTCTTGTAACCCGGCTGCAAAGGCCGAGTGACCTCGATAATGAACTCCCGCAACTCCTGCTGACGTTGCGCGTGAACCGCCTCACGCCTCCGCCACGCCTTATGCCAGAACCTCCACAAGGCAGTGCCCAAAGCGATTAGGCCAAGGATCAGGACAATCCACCCGTTCCACGGGTCCGGGTCAATCGGCATCTAGACCAGCCTCATCAGAACCGTCAAGACGCCGCCAGCGCCCTTCTGGTTACGGGAAGGAGGCGTCGTCCGGTAGAACGACACCTGTTCAATGAACGCCTCAGCCGTCTCACCCGTCGTGTAGTCATGCCACTGCACCGTTGACGAGTCGTTCTCCAACGTCTTCAACTGCTGATACCGCTGCCATGCACGGTTCTCATCACCCGACCACACGTTCCGCGAATCAGCCTCACGGTCGAAACACATCAACGGAACCTGTATCAGCTCCGCCCGAGTCGGCGCAGGAACAGCCTTCAACTGGTAGCCGATGAACGCAGGCGTATCCGTAGTTGAACCGCGAGTCAGCTTGAACGCCACATAGATCGCGGACAGCGGGCCAGGAGCGGCAGCATTCAGCGACCCCGAATCGTCACCGCCACCCGAGGTGACAGACACGATCGGTGACCAGTTCGACGGCGACGAATTATCGCCCGATGAGGCATACGCCTGCACTGTCCCCAACAGGTCAGGATCCGACTGGATCCGCAGCGTCCTCCACGCCTTCGACTCCACCGTCCCCAACCGGATACGGCCCAGCTCCATCCAGCCCTCATCCACATACGTGGACGCCTGCTTGTACACGCCCACCCCGCTCGAGGTGAAGAACAATGTGCTGCCAGCAGACGTGACCTGATGCGCGGCACCACCGACACCGGACGGCACCACCAGGTCGGAGGCGGCAGCGAACCGCAGAGGGTTGCTGCCAAGGTTCGTACCCAAGTCGATGCGCCACAGGCCGGCACGGTTCGCCCGGTCGCCGGCCTCACCGTAGGAACCCATTGTCACGTACACGAACGACCCCACAGCGACAGCATCCGAGCAGCCGTCAGCGGACTCCACAATCAGTGGGCCGATACTCAACGAGCCGTCCGTGTTCATGAGTGCGACACGGACACCCTTGCTGGTGCCGATCACCAGGTACGTTCCCACGTAGGCATACATCGACTTCACCGTCTCACCGCGGGGAAGCTCCGCCACCACAGTCGGCTGATCCAACGTCACCGTCGTCGTTGTCGTCCCCACTGTGATGCGGTAGATGATCGACGTGTCGCCGGAATAGCCGGAAGCGTAGATGGCAGTCGGACCCTCAGCGAAATCCGTCCACGTCCACCCCGACGACGGATGCGTGTACAGGGCGGTAGGCAGCACCGGACCCGCGCCGATCAGCTCGTACAAGGACACGCCGACAGCGGCGAACAGGCGGGACTTCACCCACCGGACCAGAGTCGTGGAACCCGTATTCCAGACGAGGGCACCGGCAGCGGACGGCAGGACACCCTTGTAGATGCCCGTCGCGTTCGCGGCATAGTAGTTCGTGCCATCCGACGTGAGGCTCGTCACCGTCGAAGCGCCACCCCACGTCACCGAGGTGGGGGAACCGGCAGTCGTCACATACTTCACGACAGTGCCATCAGCGTGAAGGTAGCCGGTGTCGACACCGATCAGGTGCTGCGTCGAACCGGCAGAAGACAGCGACAAGGACGTGTCATTCAGCAGGGTCACCTGTCCGGCAGTCCACGGGTTCACGCCACCGCCACGCTTATACCGGAACCGTGCCTCGTCGGCGCTGATCTCCAACGGTTCCGCACTCGTCAAACCGGACCCGTAATGCCATGACGCCTGCGACCTCAGCCAGTACCCTGAGTCCAGTGACTGCTCACCTGGTTCACGTTCCGTGTCGACGCGGTCCTTGCGGAATGTCGCCGTCTCCCGCTTGTGCGGATGCTCCCGCGAGTAGGCGAACAGGAACGGCAGGGAACCGATCGTGCAGTCCCACTTGATGGAGTCGGTTGTGGACCCGGCGGATGTGGCCGGTGAACTGTAGGCAGTGCCCAGTCCTTCGACTACATCGTCGGTGATGTCGAAGATCGGCATCGGCTACGCCGCCTCGTAGGTTCCGAACAGCCGGATGACGCTACCCGTTGTCCAGGTGAATGGGACCGTGGTGCTGATCGGGTTCTGTGCGCCGTTCGTGCCGCCCGATGTCCCCACTTGGCATGTGGTGGTGGTGTCTTGGATGGTGAACGCCTCGAAGTAGTTCACTCCGTTGACGAACAGCCCACGGAAGGTTCCAGCGAAAGATGATACGGCGGTGACGGGGAGGCTGAGTTGTGGTGTGCTGATCGCGGCGGCGCTGGTGGTCCCGAACGTGAACGATGCACGGAAGTGAATGGTCTTGCCGATCCGGCAGTACGCGCCAGCGGAGGTTCCGTTACCGGGGGTGAAACTCGTCAAGGTAGGTGTATACGAAGTCCATGCACCCATCGACGTGCCCGTGCCCGTGAACAGGCCGGCAGAGTCAATGTTCAATCGCTGCGTGCCACCAGTCGCGATAGCGATCTGGTCAGCTCCAGGGGAGTAGACGCCCGTGTTCGTGTCACCGGAGAACGTCAGACTGGGGGATCCTACCGCCCCGAGGGGATGCGTCACGACACCCGTGAATGTTCCCGTCGTACCGCTGACCGCTCCCGAGAACGTCCCAGTCGTGCCCGAAACAGCATCCGAGAAAGCACCCGTAGTGCCGGACACTCCAGCGGAGAAGCCGCCAGTCGTGCCGGATACGGCACCCGATGACACTACTGATGTTGCCGTCACGGAACCCGTCACCGTCACGTTGCCGCCCACCGTGCCGCCGCCGTTCAAGAACGCATTCGGTTCATCGAAGTCAGCCGAGTACACGCTGTGCCGCACGACGGCACCCGACGCATGCGACACCGCAGACGTGCCACCCACGGCACGGGTGCATGTCAGGTTCAAACCGCCGCGTGCAGTGACCAGCATGATCTCCTCGTTCACCGTGTCCGGGTCGACAACGATGATGTACGGGGTCGAAGCCGGCCAGCCCGTGACGGCAGTGACCGGGACAGTCGTCGCCACGTTCGTGATACCGGAAGACAGTGTGGTTGCCTGGGCGGTGGACGAGTATTGCCTGCGAGCCATGAGGCGCTCTCCTAGCGGGTGAGATATGCGATAGTGGATACGGCGCGCTCAACGCTGTCGTTCAGCAGCCCGAGCATCGTGTTGCACTTCTTACAGAGAGCGCCGCGAATGCATGCGCCGCAAGAGAACTGGCCGGGGCAGCACGCATGGTCGTGATCCACGACCAGAGTGGACCAGTCTCCCGTCGTGCCGCGGTCATCTGGTGTAGTGCGATCTGGCCGGGTACAAGGACTGCTGCTTCACGGCCTCTTCCTCGAGGCGCAGTCGGTACATCTGGTACAAGTGCTTGCCCAGTTGCATCGCCCCGCCGGCAGGCCGCATGTTTGAGGAGAAGTCGGCTTCTGCGGACAGTCCCGACAGGTGGGGGGCGTCGATGAACGACATCATGCGGAACGCGGCACCCAGTCGGACGACATCCTCGCAGGACGCTGGCAAGCCAGTAACCGTCGTGAACACGTCCGACTCGCTGGACATCACCGTCGGCTGCTTCAAGTAGACGACCTGGACGGTGCGACCAGGAACGATCGCGTCGTACAGGCTGATGGTGGAACCGGACGGGAAGTCGGTGACGTTCGCTGTGCCGTCGCTCGAGTAGCGCCGTACCGGCACCCATTCGCGGGACGGACCCGTTGTCTCCCAGGTGACGGCGAGGATCCCCTCCGTGCCCGTGGGCATCTCGTATGTGGAGACGGCTGGGTTGAACGTGAACGTCGTCGTACCCACCGCGGTCACGGATGGGAAGATCGACTGGACGGCTTCGTTCAAAGCCTTCTGCGCCAGACCCCTAGGGATCGCTGGCGAGGACACCACCCGTGTCCCCGACGCATGCGTGGCTGCGGTAGTGGAACGGTAGCCGCGGCCATACGGCGGCACCGTGCATGTCAGGCCGGTGGAGTCGACGGAGTCAACCCAGATCAGCTCACTGCCGACCTCCACCACGCCGCGGCTGATCGACGTAGTGTCAGCGACCGCCAGCGACAGGACAGTGTCATTGATGCCGGCAGTCAGATACGTCGCCTGATCCTGCATGCCGGTGAAACCCTGCATGTACATGATCGTGTCGTCAGTCATCTGCGCGAAAGTCGTCATCTCATTCCTTCCAGTTGACGAACTTCGCAGCCGTCTTCGTCGTGATCATGTCCGCGGGAGGATCCGTGTCAGCGTTGTAGGCGCGACCGAGCATGTTCGTTGCGGCCTCCGCCTGGCGTACCTTCGCCACCGATGTGCCACCAGGCTGGATACCCGCAGCACGGGCCTTCTCATACGCCGACAGGTCCTTCTTCGTCTCCTCGAACATCCACTGGTTCGGGGAGTTGATGATGTCCGCGACACGGACCCGCGCTGACCGGAGGCACTCCGCGTAGCTCGAGTGATCCTTCGTGACGCAACCGCTCCTGCAACTCATACACTCTCCAACATTGATCCGTAGCCGGCGTCGGTCAGGTCTTGCACTTGCTGGTCAGTGAGGATCTGCTCATGCCCACCGAGGACGTACCAGTCCGCTGTCGACAGGGCAGTGTCAAGTGGGCTTTGCGTGATCGTGACGGTGCCGTCCTTGAAGATGACGGTCAACCCGACGTCGACTCCGAAGCGGCCCATCAGCACGTTCGAGGTGAGGAACTCCTCCACCGTCGTCGGCGTGATCCGGTACTGCGCTGAGGCGACGACGCCGGTAGCGGTGACCGTGACGACGTTGACGAGTGTCGATGCTGCACCCGTGGAGTCGACGCTGCCTGCCGCCGTGATGGTGACGGTTTCCGTGCTGCTCGAGGCTGCCCCGCTGGACGCTACGAAACCGGCTGCAGTGATCGTGACCGTGGGGGCGAGGGAAGCGTCCCCGTTGACAGCACGGACACCCGACGCCGTGATCGTGACCGTCTGCGACCTGGTTGCGTCACCGAAGCGTGCCACCAGACCGGCTGCTGTGATTGTCACAGTCTCAGTGGTGGACGTGGCGTTGCCGTTGAAGACACCGCCGCCAGTGAACACGGTGCCGTCAGCGGTGATCGTGACAGTCTCAGTCAGTGTCGCATCACCGAACTTGGCGACGGCACCGGCTGCTGTGATCGTCACGGTTTCCGTTACGGAAGCCCCGCCGACCTTCCCGGTGGCACCTGACGCGGTGACCGTGACAGTCTCACTGGTGGTGCTGTTGCCGAACCGTGCGACCGTACCGGCGGCAGTGATCGTGACTGTCGTGGATCGGGTGGCGTCACCGAACCGTGCAACGACACCGCTGGCCGTGATCGTGACCGTGCCAGTGACCGATGCGTCACCCGTGAACGATCCCCCTGCAGCGACGGCAGGGATCGAGCTGATCGGCTCCGTAGAGAGAGGCGCGAAGCCAAGCATCAGATCACCAGCAAACTATGTAGACGAGTCCATCCCCACCCTTGCCACCCTTGCCGCCAGTGACCCCACCTCCGCCACCGCCACCGCCACCAGCCAAACCGCCATTGCCGCCGGAACCACCGACCGCTCCAGCGGCACCACCCGTACCTCCACCGGCCCCGCCGTAACTCATGAACGGCGGGTAGTTAGGGCCGCTCGCCCCGTGACCTGGGTTGCCGCCCGCAGCGCCGCCGTTGACGTTCGGCCAGATACCGCCACCCGTCTGCGCGCCGCCCGCGAACTCCGTATTCGCGGCAGGCGTTGTGCCGCCACCTGCACCGCCACCGCTCAACTGGTACACCGAAACGATCGTGTTCGCGGAGCCTGCCCCACCGCCGACGACACCGCCGACAGATCCGATCTTGCCCGCAACGAACTGCGCGAGGCCGAGCTGAGAAAGCGGAGCGTTCGCGGCGGTGACAATAGTCTCCGCTGCACCAGCGATAGCGGAGCCGCCCGTGGAACCAGCAGCACCACCCGTGGCTGCAGCGTTGCCGGAACGCAGGTACGTGTTTGCCACCGGCGTGAAGGATGGGGCGACGGTGATGCCCGAGGTTCCGCCGTTGCCGCCATTGCCGCCTACGGCTCCCGCCGCGCCACCGGCCCCGACCTGCACATAGAGCCGCTCAGGCAGGAAGATCGTGGGGATGAGCAGGCGCGCGCTGCCACCGCCGCCGCCGCCACCACCGCCACCGCGCACCGTGCCGATAGCACCCGTGAATCCGCCACCGCCACCGGCACCGCCGCCGATGGCAAGCATGAAGGCCATGCTGCAACCGCGAGGCTTGTTCCATGTCTGCCAGGTCGTGCCCGCATTGAACACTTGCACGTCAGCGTTGGACCCCGTTGGGGCACCGAAGAAGTCAGGAAGCATTAGTAGTTGCCACCCAGAACCAGCGCCGTCCACTGCGTGTTAGCAGCAGCAGCATGATGCATAGACATGTGAATGAAGTAGCCCGTCGGAATGTAGAAGCCGCACGGGATCTCGATGTAGCTCGTCGCCGTCGTCGTCTGATCCGTCGTCTGCGCGGGACAAGCAACCTCCGCGAACAGGAACGTGTCAGCGTTCGTCGTCGCACCCGACGTGATTGTGGAAATGTAGAACCGCGCCACCGTCGCCG